AGCAGCAGCTCTTTGAGAAGCTTGTTCAGCAGGAGCAACAACACCTGTTTGAAATTGAGTAAATCCAGGCATAGCTTGGGGATTAGCAGATTGACCTGGTTGTAAATATCCAGCATACATTTGAGCTAATTGAGCTTGATATGGAGCCATAGGATTAGCTGCATTTGTAGCTGCAGTACCTGCTTTTGAACCTCCACCAATTCCCAAAGCATTAGTTATGCTACCACCAGTAAGAGCGTTAACACCAGCAGCTACAGATACACCAGCAGCAAGACCAGTTAAAGTTATTCCAGCAGACATGTTTTGTCTCCTTTCCAAATATTGTTTAATTTCATAACTTGTCTATAGTCAACAGTTATTTCTTCACCTAAATCACCACCTACCATACCACCTATATCCCTCAATGTTACTAAGAACATGTCATTAAAACCCGTTAAAATAGCTTTTGCATTAGGACGCTTAGAATGATTAACAAGATAACCAGCAGGAGTTCTTAACCCTCCAAGCCTCATAGGAGCAATAACACTATCTTGTTTTATTAAAGCAGTAGAAAACATTCCTTTACCTTGTATTGGTGAATCACCAGAACAAATGCTATAACTACCATCTGGAAAAGGAATGCAATCTTTTCTATATTTAGATGCTAACTCTATGTCTTCTAAAGTCCAACCAGATTCTTGAACCATCAATAAAAAGTCTTCTCGATCTTCTTGGTATAAAGAATACTCTTTACTTAACTTTTCTTGTTGATGTTCTTTAAGAATGTCTGGGGATATAAATAATATTGACTCTAAGTATTCTACATCAGTACTATTAGTAACATAGATATTTTGCCACACAACATCTTCTAATGTAAAGCCTACTTTGCTACCTGCTTTAGCTACAAACATATGTGGAGCTGTTAAAGTCTGTATAGAACCGTTTCCATCTATAACGTTAATGCTACCCTTAAGCAAAACATTCATATGCTCAGAGACATGTTCTTGACCTACTATGAGAGTATTTTTGGGATAATGTGCTTCCCTAATATACAGCCCTCCACCAAATCTATGAACAATGGAATTTTCAATTTGTTCTTCTTTTAACAATACTTTAGCTAAAGCTAATTTGCTTTCTGAAGTACTTAGGTTAAACCCTTCTTTATTAGCTACAGAATTAATGGCTTCTACTATTTGATTCATAACTACCTCTTGTATTGAGTACCGCTACCAACAGATTGTTCTTGGTCCATTTCACCAAGTCTAAAATCAATCTCAGCAGCATCTAACCTAAGAGGAACATTGTCATAGCATAAAAACTGCCAAGACCTACGTCTGTCAGCTCCACTAAGGTATACCTGTGCTCTAGGAGCATTAAGGTTAACAACCCTAGGAGTAGAGTAACTAGCGTAGTCATTACCAGAATGACTGATGTACATGTTACCAGCTACTTTGTCTCCAATGATTTCTAGTCTGCCGTAGAATTTACGTTTGGTAGTACCGTTGTCTCTAATGTCTGTAACAGACCTACAATAGATAGGTTGACCATTATCTTGGTAAACATTAGTATTAAAGTAGTACAAATTACCACTAGTGCTGTCTAAACAGTAGGGAGTATTATTAGCATCTGCATAAAATGTAGGTACAAAATAGTTTTCAGATGAACCGTTGTAAGAAGTCCAGGTGTACCACATCTTTTCATCTAAGTCATAGACTAAAGTTTTATTGGTGTTATATAGCGTTAGTATATAAAAGGTATGACCATTTATCTTATACACATAAGCAGATACGTGTGTTAATGAATCGGCTTCTAAGTGCCTATCTATATGGCTAGTAGATACTTTAATAGGAGATACTCCATCCATAAGGTACACAGACTTACCATAAGTCTTTGTAGTAGCTACCCACACAACTGTGTTACTAGTAGCAACAAGACTGTCTCCATTAGCACAACCTATTTCCATAGTGTAGCTAGGAGCTACAGTAAGAGGTGAACCAACAGCATTACCAACATCATAAAAGAATTGGGTAGTAGAAGAACCGTAAGCTATAAGGTAGTTTAAATGTTTAGCAATACTAACTAATGTGTCTCCTGTTTGTTCAAAGCTTAAAAAACTAAGAGCATTCCATTGAGTTGGGTCACCAACGTTGCAGTTGTATATACGGTTGTTAGTTGTACCAATAAATACGTATTGGTCTAAAAACACAGCACCAGATACAAAAGGACCCGCAGGGAATGAGTTAAGAGCAGGAGTTAACACTGCTCCAGAACCTAAATCTTGAAAGGTAATAGTACCTGATACAGTAGCTGTGTTTGGAATATTTAAAGTTATTGCTGTTCCATTGATGCTAGTAACCACAGCATTGGGTGCTATGCCTGTTCCACTAGCAAACATACCTGTGTATATACCACTAGCACTAGATACAGACACAGTGTAAAAGCCAGTAGTACCAGAACCAGTAGGAGTTTGTGTAGCAGGTAGATTAATTGTACAAGTAGGAGCACTAGAGTATCCACTACCAGGATTGGTAATGGTTACAGTAGTTATATTGCCCGATACAACTGTAGCAGTAGCAGCAACACTACCAGAAGAAAAGCTAAGAGTAATACCTGTACTATAGTTTAAACCAGGGTTGTCAATGCTAATAGCTACAACAGTTGTGTTGTTAATAGTACTTAAAGTTCCTGATTGGTTTAGTAAATAACCATTAACTTTATTATGAAAAAACAAATAGTTATTAAGAAATGTATTTACAAAATAACTTTGGCTTGTAGATGCAGACGTTGATCCTAAAGTAGTAACAGCGTAGCTACTGGGATTAATTTGGTAAACAGTGTTATTAATAACAGATACTAAATTACCGTTGTAAGCAGTTAAACCTTGTGCTGTTCCACTAGCAATAGTAGTAGCTTTAGTTAGCCCAGGTCTTTTAACCCAATCTCTTTTACCATTACTAGTATCAAAGAAAACGTTAGCACAATACGCATCAGATGCAAAAGATCCTGTACGACTATCTATTGGTTGTGTAAGTGCTATTCTTTCGGTTGTCATATTAACGTCCGTAAGAGTTTGGGTTGGTAGATCTAAAGTCAGGCATAAAGAACGTGCTAGAAGCCTCTACATCCCAATCAGAGAGCTTTTCTTTATACACCAGTGCTCTTGCTGCTATCTCTTGTCTAGAGTTAACTGGAACACCATACTGCATAGCCAACTCATCAGCTAGTCCCCATACTAAAGTGTTTTGCCATTCAATAGGAAAATCAGGAGTATCAGTAGAAGTACCAGTACCTAGAGTAATATCATTCAAAGGCATTTGAGCTACAACATGTAACTGAATGTTTGTTTGAGAGTTAAGATCTGGTGTTAAGTACACATATAAGATACCATTGTTTTCTCTAGGATCATAAAACAAAGTGTTAGCTGTACCAGTAGAAAACTTAGAACCTAACATGTTGTACTCTTGTTTAGAAACAATAAGTACAGGTGTATCTATGTTAGGAGTTACTTGAATATTACGATAAAACCCTTGGATAATTTTAAGTGGTTTGTCAGTAATAGCTACAGTAGGATTTAAAGAGTCATACATCAAAGTAGATGTAGACCCACCTAATACATAAGATGTTTGACCAGATGTAGTAGGAATAATAAGTTCAGTTATTTTCCATAGCTTTAATCCATCTACACTCATTTGTTTAATGAGTAAGTTAAGAGACATTAAAGCATTGTTGTATGTATTGGTATCAGGAGTATCACCAATCTCAAGCACACCTAACCTACCTAGTGCTAGGGAAATAATTTGGCTGCTATTAATACTGTAAGTAGAACTCATAGTTTATCCAATAAGAAAGTCATTTAGTCCAGGTGCTACTTTACTAGGTATCATACATCCAGGTATACCTGAAGCAGGTATAGCAAATGATCCTTCTAAAGTACAAGATGGACGATAACCATTGTTAGTACCCACTGTTGCACAATCTGCAGTACCATAATCAGCTATGCTGTTTACAGTAATTAAATCACACACAAAAAGAAATTGATCTGATTGTTCTGATCTAACCCAAGGTGGAGCTTGGATGTCAGCTACACCATGTACAAAGTCTTGGGGTTGTCTAGGTTCCCAATCTCCAGGACAAACCATAAGACCGTCCCAACGTAACCGAAGTTCACTTTCTTTATATTTACGACCACACTGGTCACAGATGACTAACCAGCCACCATTATCCCAACGTGATTTGTAAGACATGTTTTGTTCCTAGTAACAAGTTATTTATCCTGTTTACCATCTAACTTATCAAATATTTTACCCAACATAGATTTGATGTCGTGCATGTCACTGCGATAATCATTTCTATCTACGTAAGTCTTTGGTAAGTCTTCTCTAAGTTTAGCTAAGTCTGTTTTAAGTTCTTTAACAGCCGTCCACAACTCCCTAGCAAACCAACCTATTACGGTACAGCTTAATCCAAGAACAGTGTCAATAAGTTGTTGTGTTTCCATTTTTAAAATACAGTTACTACAGCATTTAAAGGAACACCAGAAGTAAACGTAAGCAAAGTTCCATTACGGGTGTAGCTTACATTTGGTATTTGAAATATTCCATTAATATAAACAATGCCTCCAGAAGTACTGGGAATAGTAAATACTGTTTGATTAGATGTGGCAGTTATGTTTGTAGGATTATTAATAATATTTTGTGTTATTAATGCTGTAGTACTAACTGCATTTAACCAAGCAGCAGATACTGTTGGTCCAACAAAATCAGAATAAGTTACATTTAATGGGTTAGACATAATGTTTTACTTTTCAGAAATAGGTTGAGTTGTAACTATTCTTAGCAAAGTTACAATAACAGATATTGCAATTCCTATAAACATTTGATGTATAGGTGTTAGTGGCAACATTCCTACATAGCCTTGTAATATTGACAA